AACAGACGATGGAGGAACGCCGGGGCATAGTGCAGCGGCTGCATGACTCATTACCTATCTGGGTACCTCTGCACGAATCACCCCAGGTCCAGGCCCAAAACTCCACAGCAGACGTTACCCTATTCGGTGGTGCTGCGGGAGGAGGCAAAACAGACCTGGCAATTGGTCTTGCACTCACACAACATCAGCGAACGCTATTTATCAGGAAGGATACTACTCAGCTCTACCCGGTCGCTGATCGGATTGAGCAGATTATAGGCACTACCAAGGGGTACAACAGCCAGAAGAAGATATGGAGGATACCTGGTACACGTAGACAGATTCAGCTAGGCGGCGTATACAAGCCGGGCGATGAAACGAGCTATCAGGGCAATCCTCGGGATCTTCTGGTTATCGATGAAGCGGCTAACATACCCGAGAACCAGGTACGCTTCCTCATGGGTTGGGTGAGGTCCACGGATCCGAACCAGCGCTGTCGGACTCTGATGTGCTCTAACCCGCCCACCAGTGCAGAGGGGATGTGGATAATTGACTACTTCGCTCCGTGGCTGGATGTAGGCTACCCCAACCCGGCCAAACCGGGAGAGCTACGCTGGTTCGCTGTAGTAGACGGCAAGAGCGTGGAGCGCCCCGACGGCTCAACATTCATACACAATGATGAGGAAATACTCCCCGAGTCCAGAACATTCATTCCTTCCAAGGTATCCGACAATCCGTTTTTAGCGGGTACCGGGTACGTGCGGACGCTCCAGGCTCTACCTGAACCGTTAAGATCACAGATGCTGTACGGAGATTTTATGGCGGGGCTAGAGGATGACAGTTGGCAGGTCGTTCCGTCTGCCTGGGTGCAAGCGGCTATGGACCGCTGGACACCAGAGCCGCCCCAGCATTCTGAAATGACGTCCATGGGGGTGGATCCGTCGCGCGGTGGTCGTGATGACTCTGTTATATCAACCCGGTTTAATAATTGGTACGATAACCTGGTTAAAATTGAAGGAATATCGATACCTGACGGGCCCACGCTAGGACGTGAAGTTCTGTTTCATAGAAGGGACGCGGCCCCCGTGCATGTAGATGCGATCGGAGTGGGTGCGTCAGTGTACGACTACTTAAGGGATCAACCTATTCAGGCCATAGCTGTCACGGGGTCTGAGTCGTCGACGGCGCTGGACAGGGCGACGCACTCTCTCGGTTTCAGGAACATGCGTTCTCAGCTATACTGGCAGTTCAGGGAGGCTCTGGATCCTAACGGGCATAACGCACGTAACCCCATAGCACTGCCGCCGGATGCACAGCTCAAACAAGACCTTTGCGCGCCTACATTCAAGTTGCTGGAAGGTAATAGGATAGCAGTCGAGCCTAAACCTATACTGGCCAAACGGATCGGCCGCTCTCCTGACTCAGGGGACGCGGTAATATACTGCTCGGTTGATACCCGTAAACGTGCCGTAATGCACAAGCAGCAACATCGAGTCAAAACCCACGGTAAACGCTCCCTCGGTTCAAGCCGGGGTAATTTTAATAAGGTGTAATATTATGAAGCTACTAAGACCAACAGTACTACCCATTAACCTGACCTGTGAGCAAAGCTAAGTGGAACCCGGTAGATGTTATTGTGGCCGGGCTGGCTCTATTGCTAGCTGTAATCATGTTAATGACGGGGATATCCCCCCTGGTTCGTGGCGAATCGCTGGCTGGGGAGAAGGCTAAGATGCTGTCTTCTGCACTCAATAGCCTAATTAGTGTTATAACTCTCTACATAGGGGCTAAGCTCCAGGAAAATAGGGAGCGATCGCGCGATAAGCGGGAACACCGGAAAGAGGACCCACCCGACGACAAAGGTCGCGAATCATGATCCCTGAATTTGTCCTGGGTTCACTCAATAGACAGATTGAAGACGAACGGCGAGAACTGGCCGACCTAATGGATAACCTGGGTTACGTTCCTGAGGACTACCGAATTATAGAATCTATCAAAATGGATGATCATAGATTTATTGAAGTTATTCTGTCTATACAATTTACTAAAGGAAACCCTACACCATGAATTTTACAGCAGCAGAACTAATTAACCGGTACGAATCCCTAAGGACAGACCGACGTACTATCGAATCGGTATGGAACGAAGTCACCCGCCTGGTATTCCCCTACAAAGGGGACATGTTCAGGGACTACCCTGATGAACAATCAGTAGACTGGAGGGAGAACCGGGACGTATTCGACTCAACAGCAATATACGCCGCCGCCCGTCTGTCTGCCTCTATCCACGGGCTCATAACCAACCCGTTTTTACGCTGGTTTGAGACCCTGTTCAGGGAGAAGGATCACAATAAAATGACGGGGGCTACCGAGTGGCTGGAAGAGGTAACCGAATTGATTTATCAGACGTTGCAGGACTCCAATCTGAATACTGAGGCCGGGGAGATGTATCAGGATCTTGTCGGTTATGGCACGTCTATTCTAGTCGAAGAGGATACGGTAGTTGATAACGACTATGACAACTGGGACGGAGTAGATTTTCAATGTATTCCGATCCGGGAAGGGTTTTTTGAGTCTGATTTTAAAGGCAGAATCCTAAAGTTCTACAGACGTCATGAATGGACCGCGTCTCAGATTGTGTCTAAGTTCCAGGAAGAGGACGTACCTGAGCATATCAGGAAGAAAGCGGCCAATTCAGGTGAGACTAGCACTAAACATGATGTAATTTTCTGCGTGTACATAGAGAACATGAGCCCGGGGCAAGACAAACCGGATACTTCAAGGCCCATGCCCCCCGATCAACGTCCTATACAGTGGCGCTACATCCTTAAAGCTGATAAAACCGTCCTGGGCACCGGCGGGTACTATGAGATGCCCGCATTCGCGCCCCGATGGCGTAAGATGTCCGGTTCTCAATGGGGGTGGTCCCCCGCTATGGTGGCGTTACCTGACATTAAAACCCTGAATGCTATTGCCGAACAGGGGCTGGCGGCAGGGGAGAAGGCCATTGACCCACCTATCTTCATACCTGAAATGGATATCTTTTCTGACCTGGATTTTTCACCAGGTGCAGTTAATGTAGTAGCCAGAACAGAGGGTATTCTGCCTTTCAGCTCCGCTTCGGACTATCAACAGGAAGTTTCTCGCGAAGACCGGTTAAAAATATCTATCATGGAGGCGTTCCACTCTAACGAGCTGGAGCTCAAGGAGTCTCCTGCCATGACAGCTACAGAAGCCATGATCCGGGAGGACAAGATGCAACGCCTCCTGGGACCAACAGCAGGACGGATTAATAACGATGTATGGGGGCCGGTGATCAACCGGACATATATGATCCTGGTTCGAGCCGGTAAAATTCCTGAGATGCCTGACGGACTGGAGAATGCTGATATTGATATCACATTCCTGGGGCCCCTATCACGAGCGCAGGCAACCGATAAGATCAGTGCTATTGATCGAGTGGTTGAAGGTGTGCTGATCCAGGCTGATTTAAATCCTGAGTCTATGGATCTGATTGATTTTGATGAAGCCACCCGTGAGAAAGTTAAACTCCTGTCGGCTCCTGCTACCATCATTCGAAGTGAGGATGAAGTCAAAGATATTCGTAAGCAACGGGCAGAAGAACAGAAGCAGCAACAACAGATGATGCAGGTTCAGCAGGGCTCCGAGGTAGTCAAGAACCTGGGTGGTGTCGAAGGGGCCGCTCAGATGGCTGAACAGATGGGCGGCGCAGCGCAGCAACAATAGAATTTTTAACAACAACAGAAGGCAAACAGTATGAGCTCACCAACACTAGATAAATCCATGTCCAACCAGCGACAAGCTAAAGTAGACGCCGCCAACAAGGAGCGAATGCGGGAACGTACCCGCACCCGGGAGGCATACTTTCGGCTATTTTTAACATCAGACGGTAAAACTGTTCTGGAGGACCTGAGAAAAAATTTCGGGTATAGCTCTATAGCGGCTACAGATGCCCACCAGGTAGTAGTTGTAGCCTCTCGCAGGTCAGTAGTTGATTACATTGATAGCGCTATCGAAGGCGTTAGCCGCGGGGTGTCCTCATGAGTGATGCTTCCGACATGGCCGCCGGAGCTCACCCCCCGGACCCCGGTACTCCTCCGCCACCCGTTACGCCACCCGTTACGCCACCTGCCGCCCCGCCGGTCACACCACCCGTGATGGACGTGGCAACAACATTTACGATGGACCAGTGGAAGGATATTCTACCCGCTGACTCTCGTGAATGGTCCGCAGTTAAAGAGGCCACCACGCCGCAGGAGCTGATGGACAAGTTCGGATATTTTCAATCCCGGTTAGGTAGGTCTCTGACTATACCGGACGAGAAGGCGACACCTGAGCAACGGACCGAGTTCCTGGGCAAGCTAAGGGCCAAGGTGCCCGAGTTGCTGGATATGCCTCTACAAGACGATACCGAAGGGATAAACGACCTCTTCTCTCGGTTAGGACGGCCTGAGGACTCCACGGGGTATGAAACGCCTACCTTTGATATGGTAGAAGGTGTGAACGTAGATAATTCACAGATAGACGCCTTCAAAGAGATAGCTCATAAATATAATCTGACTAAGGCCCAGTTCAAGGGGGTAGTTCAGGACTTCCTGGGCGGCGCACTGGAGCAATCTAACACTGCCCAGTCCCAATTTAATCAGGATAAAAAGGAACTGGTAACCGAGTGGGGGGCGACCTATGACCATAAACTTGCTAAAGCTTTACGTGTGGCTCAACAATTTTTTCCGGATACTGGCCTTGCTGGTTCAATTACTGGGGGTACTGTCGGGGCTGGCACTCTCCGCAATCTGGAAGCTCTTGCTTCCCAGTTGGGGGCGGAAGGCCAGCAACTGGTGGGCGAGCAAGGCGCGGAAGGCCTTAATACGCCGCAAGAGTTAAGGGAGCAGGCTATGGAGCTTATGGACCGGATCAAAGAGGCGCCCATGGGAGACGCCCGTGAGGCCCTGATTCAGAAACGATTACAACTACTTAAAGTTGCAAACGCCGTCCGATAAGGGTATGCTTCAAATTAACCAAGAAAGCGGTCCCGATTAACCTTTACATGCCTGTACTCGATTAACTGGACTAGCCGCCGGTAGCAAACGTCCCAGCTTCCCTGGATTAACGCAGCGATAATTTTTTCTATAATTATCCCGTTAACCCGGGGGGACCTAGCACAATGGCCATTAATATTGATGACGCGTATGTAGAATCGTTTGAATCTGCGGTACGCCACCTTGCACAGCAAGGAATAACTAAACTTCGCAATTTCGTTTCCGAAGTTTCCAACCAGTCCGAATCTCATAACTGGGATAGACTAGCCGCTTCAGCCGCCCGTTTAAAATCTTCACCTCGTATGGTTTCACCCGCCGGTGGTAACGGATCAGGCGCGGTAGGGTCTACCGACGGTTTAGAATGGACCAGACGTAA